TCGGAAAAAATCTCGCAGAATTCTGAATGGAGGTAAATTATGGCTGAACCATACGGCGTTGGTTACCTGAAGAACAAGCTTCGCCAGAAGGAAATAAGGGTTAAACTGCGCTATCGTTATTACGAAATGAAGGAGAAGCACTCCGACCAAGGCCTGCTGATCCCGAACTGGATGAAAGACAACTACAGAGCGACAGTCGGATGGTGTGCTAAGTCTGTCGATGCATTGGCGGACCGGCTTGTGTTCCAGGGCTTTGAGCCTCAGTACGATGACTATGGAGCGAATCAGATATTCGAGTTCAATAACCCGGATATCTTTTATGATTCCGTCATCAAAGAGTCTCTGATCGGTTCGTGCTCGTTCGTCCACATCACACACGGCGAAGGGGATGAACTGACGCCAAGGCTGTCTGTTCTGACTGCCAAGGATGCGACCGGCGTCATTGACGAACAGACCGGCCTGCTGAAAGAAGGCTACGCCGTACTGGATCGTGATAAAGATCAGCATCCGATTCTTGAAGCATACTTCACGGCGGATGGAACCCAGTACTTCGAAAAAGGCGTTCCGACAGTATTCGAAGAAAACCCGGCACGCTATCCGTTGCTGGTCCCGGTACCGTTCCGTCCGGATTCAGAAAGGCCGTTCGGTCATTCCCGGATCAGCCGGTCCTGCATGTATTATCAGAGATTCGCTGAAACCACTATGGAACGTGCCGAAGTATCTGCCGAATTTTATTCCTTCCCGCAGAAGTACGTCACTGGCCTGGATCCGGAAGCAGATCCGCTCGATACATGGAGAGCTTCGATGTCTGCCATGCTGAGATTTGACAAGGACGAGGACGGTTCCAGCCCGAAACTGGGACAGTTCACTCAGCAGTCCATGTCGCCGTACACCGAGCAGTTAAGGATGGCTGCGGCCATGTTCAGCGGCGAAACCGGTTTAACTCTGGACGATCTTGGCTTCGTTACGGATAACCCATCTTCAGCCGAGGCTATCAAGGCTGCGCATGAAACGCTGAGACTGATCGCAAGAAAAGCACAGCGGTCCTATACGACATCGTTCGCTAATGTCGGATATCTTGCTGCGTCTCTCAGAGATAATGAACCTTATGCAAGGACATTCGTTCCGGCGATGCGTGGTATCTGGCTGCCTGTCTTCGAACCGGATGCGGCAATGCTGTCCAGTATCGGCGATGGAGCCATCAAGATGAATCAGGCTATTCCGGGATATTTCAATAAAGATAACATCCGGGATCTGACCGGTATCGTGTCTGAAGAATCCCAGGAAGCGGTCGAGGTTGAAGAATGACAGATCTATTGCAGCGATACAGAAATCGTCTGCAAACGGATAAAAGAATGGACAGCCTTCGAAACCGTATCCGTGGCAGTACGAATTTTGCTGACGCAAACGAATATGCCGTCAGATCCGGGGAAATCCTGGACGATGAAATTGTGTTCGAAGTATCACGCACTCCAGCCGGAGCCAAAAAGGTCGAAGTCGACTGGGACGCTCTGACTGATGAATACTATCAGGTGGTAACAGAAGGAGCCACGCAGATCCAGACGAATCTGAATGAAGCTTATCAGATCGGACTGGAAGCGAAGCGTGCCGGCTTTGATTACGAACGGATCAACGGCATTATCAAAGACGTTATCGATGGCAAAGGCCGGGAAGAACTGATCAATTTCGGCCAGTCACTGGTCGATGAAACAGTTCTGAGAAATGCCGAGTTGCATTCCAATGTCGGTCTGAAGCCGGTCATCATCCGGAAGGCAGAACCGGCCGGATCGGTGACACGGCCAAAGATCGTCAGATCCAAAAAAGGCAAGGCATACAAATACATGGTCACCTATCAGGTGCCGTGCAAATGGTGTGCCCGGCTGGTTGGCGAATATGACTACAACAGCGCCTTAAGCGGAACCGAAGTATTCCGCAGACATGTCGGATGCCGGTGCGAAGTCACTTATGTTGACGAAGGCCGCTCCGCCAAGGATGTCTGGTCCAAGGTAGAGTGGACATACGGCAACGCTGAAGAACAGGCCAATGCACTGGCAATCAAACAGCAACAGGCCGAGGCCGCTGCCAAACAAGCGGAAGCGGCACGAATAGAAAAAGCGAAAGTGATGGAAGTTCTGATGAACAAATATCGCTTCACCGCAAAGAACGCATCGATATTCTATAACATGCATAAGGCGGAAATCGCCGAGTTCGGCATTGACTATCTGATGCGGAGTTAAGGAAGGCGAGGGATATGGCAGAACGTTTAGGTCGCCAAACTCCCACACAAGCCATTGTTTTACCGTTCAAGGATTCCAAAGGCGAGGAAGCCGTAAAACTATACGAAGAGTCCGGCAGATCCGCCCAGGAATGGCAAAAACTACTGATAGAAAACATCATGGCTCAGAACGAAGATGGTCTATGGACACATCAGAAGTTCGGCTATGAGGTTCCCAGACAGAACGGCAAAGGTGAGATCCTGGCCATGCGTGAACTGTGGGGACTGGTCAACGGTGAGCGTATATGTCATACGGCGCACAAGACCAGCACGTCCCACAGCGCATTCGTCCGTCTGATGAAGCTGCTGTCTGATGCCGGCTATGTCGAAACCGGCAGGAAGAAGAAAGGTCGGGTGGATCCGGACAAATCGTACAAAGCCACGAAGCAGTACGGTCTTGAACAGATCTTCCTGAAAGACGGCGGACAGATCGTGTTCAGAACCCGCACAGAGGCCGGCGGCATCGGTGAATCGTTCGATTTGCTGATCATCGATGAAGCACAGGAGTACACCAGCGCTCAGCAGAGCGCTCTGATCTACACCATTGCCGCTTCACCGAATCCGCAGACCATATTTTGCGGCACGCCTCCGACTGTCACTTCCAAAGGTGACGTGTTTGTAGGATTAAGAGCGCAGGCATTGTCTGGTCACGCATTCGATACCGGATGGGCAGAATGGTCAGTGTATGAACAGCCACAGGACATCATGGATGTCGATCTGTGGTACCGGACAAATCCGTCCCTGGGAACGATTTTGAGAGAACGAACGATCAGATCCGAAGATGCCCGGAACAAGCTGGACTTCGTTATCCAGCGTCTGGGATATTGGCATTCCTATGAACTGAAATCGGAAATAACACAGGCCGACTGGCTCGGTCTTCAGGCACAACGATTGCCGGGTTTAAAGGGAAAGATGTTCTGCGGTATCAAGTTCGGGGCAGACGGTAAGAACGTTTCTCTCAGCATTGCGATCCATACGAATGATGACAAAGTGTTCGTGGAAACATACGGATGCAACAGTCAGGCCAAAGGCTTCGCATGGCTCGTTTCCTTCGTGTCTAAGCCCGGTGTTTACGCTGTGGCGATAGATGGGAAGGGGAAAACGGAACTGCTTACAGAAGCCTTAAAACAGGCTAAGGCGAAGGCTAAAGTGGTCATTCCAACGACTGCTGATGCTATCACGGCATATGCCGGTTTCCGGCAGGCTATAGACGAAGAGACGATCGTCCACATGCCGCAGCCGGCAGTCACTCAGGCGATCAGCAACTGTGAAAAGCGAATGATCGGCACGAATGGTGCATTCGGTTTCAGATCTATTAAAGAAGGCGTGGATGTCTCTATTGTGGAGTCATTAGCGCTGGCCTATTGGCTTAGATCCACGACAACTGAACGGAGAAAACAGAAGATTGGTTATTAAGGTGCTTCGGCACCTTTTAACATTTACGCTACCAAGCGGTAAACATGGGAGGAAATATGGCTGAATTTAAAGTAATCGAATCACAGGAAGACTTCGATGCACGCATCAAAGACCGCATCGAACGTGCTGAAAAGAAAGCACGAGACGAATTCAAGGAATGGGCATCGCCGGATGCAGTCCAGAAGCTTAAGGAAGAGCACGCAAAAGAGATCGAGTCTCTGAACGCTCACCACGCTGAAGAACTGCAAAAGTATGAAGGCTATGACGAAAAGTTTAAACAGTACACCGGCAGGATCCATGAATTGGAGACCACGCAGCTGAAGACACGCATTGCGAATGAAAAGCGGCTGCCTTTTGATGCTATCGAGTTTTTGACCGGAGACGATGAAGAGTCTATTTCAGCGAGTGCAGACAAATTATCGAAACTGTCTGCGCACAGTCGTCAGACAGGATTCGTTAGAAATACCGAGGAACCTGTCGGAGATTCACGAGAGCAGGCGTACAGAGAACTTGCTCGTAAGTTAAAAGGAGAATGAACAAATGGCAAACGTATTAACAAAAGGAACATCCCTTCCGACACAGATCGTTGAAGAAATGTTCAACGCTGTAACAGGCAAATCTTCCCTGGCTAAACTGAGTGGCCAGAAGCCGATTCCGTTCAACGGAACGACTGAATTCGTTTTCGCTCTCGACAAGGAAATCGATATCGTTGCTGAGAACGGAGCAAAATCCAATGGCGGCGCAACAGTCACAGCGAAGACCATCCGCCCGATCAAGTTCGAATATGGTGTTCGTGTATCTGACGAATATCTGTATGGCACAGAAGAATATCGAATGGATGTTCTCCGTCAGTTTGCTGAAGGCGCTGCAAAGAAAGCTGCTCGTGGCTTTGACATCGCTGCTATGCACGGTTTCAATCCGAGAACCGGCACAACTTCCGCAGTAGTTAACGGTGAAGACTTCGACCACATCGCAACAGCCAACACAGTTACATATGCAGCTGCTTCTGCTGATGCGAACATCGATGCTGCCCTGGCTATGCTGCAGGACGTAGATGCAACAGGCATCGCTATCTCTCCGGCTATGAGAAACGCCATCGCCGCTCTGACAACAGGCGCAAACGGCGCTCGTAAGTATCCTGAATTCGCTTTCGGTGCACAGCCGGCAAACCTGGGCGCTATGGTCCTGGATACAAACAGCACTGTTTCCTTTGGCAACACACAGTCTGCTGGTGACCACGCTATCATGGGCGACTTTGAAAACGCATTCCGCTGGGGCTATGCTAAGGAAATCCCACTGGAAGTTATCCAGTATGGTAATCCGGACAACGATGCAACTGCAGGCGACCTGAAGGGACACAATCAGGTTTACCTGAGAGCCGAATTCTACATCGGCTGGGCTATCCTCGATGGCTCTCGCTTCGCTCGTGTTACCGTTGCGTAATGCTTCTTTATAAGAACATCAAGACAGGGGCGGTTATCGCCGTCCCTTGTCCTGTTAAAGGAGATTGGGAACTGATTGAACCTGTCGAGGAGAAGAAAGAAGAACCCAAGAAAAAAGCAGTAAAGAAAAAGAAATGAGGTGAAGTATGGCAGATTCATATGCAACTATCACCGATGTCATTACATTATGGAGACCACTGACAAGCGATGAACAGATCCGAACAGAAGCGCTTTTGCCTATCATTTCAGACGAATTGAGAGTCAGAGCGCAGGCTGTCGGTCGTGATCTTGACGCAATGATCGAGGCGAATCCGCTTCTGGCCAATGTGGCCAAAGAAGTGGTCGTTTCGGCTGTGTCAAGAGTCATCCGGCAAAACACCACAGGAGACGCAATGTCCCAGGAATCACAGGCCGGTCTCGGCTATTCCTGGAGCGGTACCTATGCCATCCCCGGCGGAGGCATCGGAAATGCGATCTTCCCTTCGGATCTGAAGCGTTTGGGACTGAAACGGCAGAGAATTGGAGTAATAGATTTTTATGATCCAAGGAATGACGGTAACGTTGTGGAATAAAACACAGATCGGCACGGACGATTTTAATCAGCCTATTTACGGGTGGGCTTCGTTCGATGTCGAAAATGTTTTAGTTGGCCAGCCGACACCGGAAGAAAGAACGGACGAGCTTAATCTCACCGGAAAGATGATCGAGTACACGCTGGGCATCCCGAAAGGCGATTCCCATGAGTGGCAGGATCAGATCGTTGAGTTCTTTGGGAGAAAGTTCAGGACATTCGGCATTCCGGAAAGAGGCATCGAGGCTAACATTCCGCTGCAGTGGCATTTGAAGGTCAAGTGCGAACGATATGAGTAAGAAGTTCAGGTTCGAGTTGAATCTTGCCGGGCTGAACGAACTTCGTAAGAGTCCGGAGATGCAGGCTGTGCTGTCGTCTATGGCATCAACCAGGGCGGCCAGAGCCGGCGAAGGCTTCACCTATGAAGTCAAGGTCGGCAAAAAAAGAGCATATGCGAACATCCGGACCACAACTGACGAAGCAAGAAGGAAAAATCAGGATACTAACATTCTGACAACGGTGATTTCATCATGATCGAAAAAATCGTATTGGATTATCTGACAGAAGCGCTGGATCCTGTGCCTGTGCATGTGATGGAACCGGACGATTCCCACGGCGAGACATTCGTTGTTATTCAGAAGACTGGATCGGGAAAGGTCAATCATATCTGCTCGGCGACTTTTGCGGTTCAGAGTTACGCTCCGAGCCAGATCGGAAGAG